GCTTCTCAATATAATAAGCATTTTAACAACTTAGAGGGTTTTGGGGTGCGGTAGTCTGTCTAACGGCAATACACATTGAAGGATGGAGTTAGAGTCCGAAAAATGTCCGCACCACCAAAGCTCTTTAAGAATAACTTACCAAAGAGAATATGAAAAACAATAAAGAATGTACAATTTGCCACAAAAAGAATAAAACAGTTAAAGAAAGGACTGTTAAAGAAGAGGGGGTACTTAGTTATTATGATATCAAGGTTGTTTGGTGCGATAAATGTGTCAGTAGACACAATTATTATTTAATGGCAAGTTGGGGATAAAAATAAAATTAACTTATTACCAAAGAAGAATATGAAAATAAGAATAATAAAAGAAAATACACAAGACAATTGGTTAGAGTTGGAAGGCTCTGAGAGTTCGGTTGTAAAGGGTAAGAAACTTGAACCGATTTGGGACACACATATAATTTGTAAATGGGACGGTTGCACAGACTATAGACACTATTCAAACGGATATGATTGGAGGCACGACTGTAAAGAGGGTTGTCAATGTATGGAAGATTATATCCATATCTGTTCAGTTGATGGTTTTATAGAAATGTTAAAGGAAGTTCGCAAAATAGGAAAAGAATTTTATAAAGGTAAAAGTGGTGAAGAATATTGGGATTAAATAACTTACCAAAGAAGAATATGAAGAAAGAGAAAATCAAGTTAATGGTTGAGTTAGAAAAAGCTATTAAGATGGCAAACGAGGAAATCAAGGAATGGAATAAATTTAAAGATATTGCTTTACGGAAATTATCTAAACTCAATTAACTTATTACCAAAGAAGAATATGGAAAAAGAAAAGACAGTAAGGGGCTATGAATTGGGAAGGCGTTATCAAGCGGGCGCTTGGTCAATGGTTCATTCAAAACAATCAAACAATGTTCTCGAAGGAAACTTCAGAATTACCGGAATATATCGTGTATCCGATAGACCGGTAAATTTGCGCCTTGTCGATGAAATCGTGTACCAGATCCTAAGATTTATGGCGCTAAAGATTGGTTGGACTCAAGGGGATATTGACTTGTCCGTGCAGGATGGAGTAAAAATTGCCCAATTATTAAATAACCAAAAGTAAATTACTTTTAGATATGAACCAAAATAAGAAGAATATGGAATGACAAACTAAAAGTAGTTCCCAAATATGAAAATATCAAGAAAGGGATTAAAAGCAAAATGTGATAAATTATTCTCTCTTAAAGTAAGAAGTATCGGCATATGTCAATTAGCCGGAAAGGATCATGTAAGATGTGGAGGTATGTTACAATGTGCGCACATAGATACAAGAGGTAAACACGCTATCAGATGGAATCCTAAAAATGCTTTATGTATATGTGCAGGACACCATGTTTATTATACTAATAATCCAAAAATGTGGGATATGATAATCGAAAACCTTTTCCCGGATAAATATAAATTCGTTGAAAAACATCAAAGCGATATCTGGGATAAAGATATTGAAAAGGTTTATAAATCATTGTTAGAAGATTAGTTCATGCCCACTAAATACACAAACTTATACGATATAACATTATTACAACAAGAAATAATGAAATATATTGATAATTGGTGCCACGAAGAAAAAACACCAATACCCCATAGAAAAGTTTTAGACGGAATGTTTGAAAAAGGCAAAAAGAAATGTACTGTTATAAATGCGCTATCTGGATTATTAAAATTAGGTTATATAAGAAGAGCATCAACAATATCTAATAAGACATTTTATGTTATGCTTCGGCGACTATGAAAAAAAATGAAATCTCCGTTGACAAATTTGACAATATAAAAAAAGTTAAGTTCATAGATTTCTACAAACGGGATGAAGTAAGGGGTAATATATCAATGAGTTGTGAGGCCTCAATGATTAGCAGACAAACTTATTATGATTGGTTAGAAAAAGATGAGAAGTTTAGAAAAGCTATATACGATGCCAAGATGACAATGTGTGATGACATGGAGCAAGTGTTAATTGCAAGAGCTGTTGAGAAAGACACAACTGCACTTATTTATTGGTTGAAGTATAATCATCCTCAGTACAAAGAAACTCCGGCAAATATAAACATAAACGAAACAAAAGTATTAGTAATGCCGAGTCAACTAATAAACAAGTATGGAATTTCATCAAAGCCAAGCACTGGTAGCGAGTGATACACATGATTACAGGGTTGTTAATTGTGGAAGGCAATGGGGTAAAACTACATTAGCGGTCTACGAGATGATAGCGTGCGCTTACGCTAAGAGTGCAAGAGAGGTCGCTTACTTCGCTACAACTTACGATCAGGCAAGAAACATAGCATGGAGAATGTTAAAAGATGCTTCAATGGCTGCGTGGAGTAAAGATCCAAATGAATCAAGACTTGAGTTGTTTATAAAAACGATAGACGGAGGAGAATCGAGAATAACCCTAAGAGGTTTTGAGAATGTAGAAACTGCAAGAGGACAGCAATTTGATCTGTTAGTTATAGACGAAGTAGCGCAAATGAGAAATTGGGAATACGCATGGCAGGCAATACTCGAACCAACACTCGCTTTCAGAGAAGGTAAAGCATTGTTTATAAGTACGCCGGTTGGATTTAATCACTTCAAAGACATGTATGATCTCGGACAAAATGAGAGTACAATATGGAAATCATGGAGATTTAAGAGTTTGGATAATCCTTTCCTTCCACCGGATAGAATAGAAAGAGCAAGATTACAAAATACTCCTGACTACTTCGCGCAAGAATATGAAGCAGACTTCACCAGAGCAACGGGATTGGCTTTTAAGATGTGGGGAAGAGATTATAACTTAATAGATAGTTTTGATGTACCAAATGAATGGCAACGCGGGAGGGGGTTTGATTATGGATCTAGTGACCCTACGGCTTCTTTAAGGATAGCAATAGACAACGAGGACAATTGGTTTGTTGAAAGGTGCTACAAAGCCAAACTACAAGTTATCAGAGATCACGCAAACGCTATTCTATCGCAAGACTATGGACTATCCTTTATTCCGATATATGGTGATCCGACAGGAGATCAATGGGAAAAAGAGTTTGAACAGGTCAATTTGATAATTAAACCCGCAAATAAAGAAATAGGTCAGGGTATGCGCGGTTGGGTGGAATATGGAGTAGAAGTAATCAATCAAAGACTTAAACCAATACCCGGTCATACTGTTGTACTACCAAACGGTAAGAAGATAGAGAACGCTCCGAAAATGTTTGTGTTAAATACGCCGGAGAATATGTTATTGGTAAGTGAAATAGAACACTTAATGTGGAAACAAAACGCTGACGGTTCTACAATGCCGGTGTTAGATGAGGCGCTTGATCCAAATGGACACTCTGATTTATGCGCTGCTTTACGTTACTTTGCAGTTAGTTACAAAAAAAGAATAATTGGTAATATGAGTAATGATGTAGGTGGCGTGTTGCCTTATTTACCGGGAACTCTTGCATAGTTGCGTTAATATAATTTAATAGTTTAATCTTATTTATATGCCGGATATTGAATTAAAAGACTTAGAGCTACAAATGCTTATTAACAATAAGGAAGTTGGTTTTAACTATCGCGAAAGAAGATCTGAAGACTGGAAAGAGAATTATGAACTCTACCGCGACAAGGTAACAATCAACAGGTTGACGCAAAGGCAATCCGTAAATCTTCCTTTAATGAAGACAACACTTCGTACACTTCTTAAAGACATAGACGATATGCCGGTTGTGGTGTTTGAAAATCTTGATAATGACAAACAAGCACAAGTCTTTCAAAACGAATACTGGAAATACACACTTGAATTAAACAACGCCGAGATACAAGACGTTGTAGACAAAAAACAAGACTTCTTCTTCGGAAGGTCGTTTGATTCATGGCAAATAATAGACGGCAAGATACGATTCAATATAGAAGACCCCGAAGATATGCTTGTGGATCGCTACATGAACCCACATGATATAGATTCCTCAAGATTCTTAATTCATACGCACATCTTTAAACCATTAAGTGTTATAGCGTCTAATCCGGACTACAACAAAAAAGCGATAGAAGACTTAAAAATGTGGTTTGAATCCACACTCGGTCTTATTAAAGCAAAAGACAACGAAGACCAACTTGCGCAAAAGAATAAGAAAATGGCGGATCTTGGTGTTTCTGATATAGAAAATCCGATACTCGGAGAAACCTATGTCGAATTGACGCTACACTTCGTATATCACAAAGAGAAAGAAGACGAGAAAGAAGAGTTATATCTATACGTTGAGGCCGAGAATCAGGTAATACTTATGAAAAAGAAATTAGAAGAAGTCATAGGCGTAACTAAGGAAAACTATTGGAGAACCCACTTTCCTTATAATACATGGGGAGATGATATAGACAAACAAGATTTCTGGACTGACGGTATAGCCGACATTGTGAGAACTCCGAATAAGGTATTAAATGCTTGGTTCAGTCAATTAGTAGAAAATAGAACACTAAGAAACTTTGGTATGCAATTTTATGATTCTTCTTTAAAAGCTGAAGGGTTCGTTCCAAATACTTTTAATCCTGTACCTTTTGGTTGGTACCCTGTTCCCGGCAAACCGTCTGAAGTCTTACAAAGAGTTGATATTCCCGATTTGTCCGAATCTTTGGATGAGATGGCCTACATTACCGAGATGATAGAGAAAGCCACAGGTGCTACTGCAACACAACAGGGTGTGCAAACAGAAAGACAGGTTACGCTTGGTGAAGTTCAGTTGGCGCAAGGTGAAGCAAAAGCAAGGACTCAGGGAATGTCAAAGTTTTATACTAACGTATGGAAACAAAGGGCTTTCAAGTTCTTAATGATGATTGAGGCTGCGTCAGATAAGTTAGACGCCGTAAAGATTTACAAGAAAGGTAGAAACACCGACAATGTGTTTGAAAGAGAAATATCCCCTAAGGATTGGAAAACAAATGCGGGTTATCGTGTTAAAGTCTGGAGTCAGGATGAGAAGAAAGCCAATGATACTGATTCATTAACTAAACTAAACGCGGTATTTATAAACATGATGGACAATCCGAAACTTGTAGAAATATACAAAAGAAAGCTATTAGAGTTTGCCGATTTGACACCGGATGAGATAACGGAGATAATGGACTTTGAAAAGCAGAAACTTGCCATGCCTCTTCCGTCATTGCCCGGACAGGTACAACAGGGGATGCAACAGCAACCGCAGGCAAATCAATTACAAATAAAATGACTATTTTGGATACATTATTAAAAGATTCGGGGTTAAAGTATGAAGATCTGAATGTATCCGAAAAAGAAACACTCAATACATGGATGGAGACTCTTGAGAAAAACGTAATGTCACTGGAAAAGGTAAGGGGATATATAACTTCAATGAAAGAAGCGGTAGAACAAGAACTTACCAAATCCAATCTAAAATCCAAACAAGATACGTTCTTAAAAGCAAGACTGCGAAATTACATGTTATTAGAAGCGTTTATGTCCACGCCTGAAAGAGCCAAACAGCAAGTAGAAAACGCAATCAGTAGCATGGTAAGAAAAGTGAGATAGAGTTGACAAGACGCAATTTCGTATAATAAACTAAATTATTGCAACCAAACCTTTGCAAAAAGACGGAAAATGGCAAAAAAAGCAAAAAGACCTACAAAAGAAGAGTTAGATAACAAAATCACCGAAGTTATCGAAGAAACTAAAGATTTAACAGAAACCCCGGAAGATCCTTCATTTATCATTCCTAAAGAGCCTGAAGTGGAGCCAGAGGCTGTGGTAAAACCAGATGAACCAGAAGAGGAAGCAGAACCATCGGAAGAGATAAAAGAAAAGTTAAAAGTAGAATTAGAAGAAAAGAATAAAAAACTATCCGCATCTGCAAGAGAAAACCAGAAGATATACGCTAAGAATAGAGTTATAACAAAAGCATTGGTTGACGCCGATGATGTTCAAGATCCGACAGAGGATGAATTAAAAGCCGAGTACGATGAATGGGATGTAATGAGTAACACAGAAAGGAAATTCGCTAAAGATGCAATAATTAATAGAAAGTGGAGAGAAACCATTAGACAAGCTAAAGACCAAGCAACCAAGATAGAAAAGTGGAATGATTCGGTGGAAGCGTATATTTCCGATCCGAAAACTCTATCCGATAACCCTGAATTGGAAGGAAAAGAAGAATCTTTTGTGGCTTTCGCAACAACTGAAGAAAACAATAGTGTGCCTTTTAAGTTATTGGTATCAGCATTTCTTCACGATCATCAAGGTAAAACCATTAATAATAAGGGAAGTATGTTTGAAACAGGAACCGGTGGACCAAATGTAAAACCAATACCGGTTTCAAACAAATTATCATTAGATGAAAGTAGAAAACTTCGCGAAACAGATTACAACAAGTGGAAGGAATATGTTAAAGAAAACCGTATAGAAACGGAGTTTTGATTTGCCCACTTGACATAAACTAATTCCACTATATATAGTTACAAATAGATAACTTCCTAACCTCTCCGGAGTCGGTAAAAGTAATCTCCAAACAATATGTCAGCATACGGAACAAAATTAGCAGAAGGTTTTTCAAGCAAAGTAATGCGATGGGTATATGACCGCAACTTGCTTGAAACTATTGTTAATAGAAACTACGAGGGTGAAATCAATGGAATAGGCTCCAAATTAAACATTTTAGACTTCGATAAGATTTCAGAACAAACATACGCAGATACAGCATTGACGGCTGATTCGCTTACAGAAAACAACGGCCAACTTATCATTGACACATACAAGTCTTTCTACTGGAAAGAGAAAGTGCTTGCGAAATGGCTCTCCTATATTAAAGATCCGCATCCCTATGTAGTTGAACAAGTTGGTAATGAGAGAACAAAGAACATGGAAACATTCGCTCTTGCGAAATATGCAGATGTCGGAGCAGGACATTGGATCGGAACAAGCTACACAACCGGGACAGTAACAATTACAGTAACTACGGGTGCAGTAACGGGAGACGGAACAACTTTCACTGAAGCTATGGAAGGCAGACCGTTTAAAGCACTTGGTCATACAAAGTGGTATAGAGTTAAGACTTTTACAAGCACAACCGCTATAACAATTGAAGACGATCTTGACGATGTAGATTCAGCCTACACAGGCGGAGCAATTGATGCCGGAGCAACATTCGAGATTCAATGTGCTACCGTTTTAACAATTGCCGCAGCTAATCTCTTGGCTCAAGTTGCTAAGATAAAACAAACATTGGATCTGGCGGAAAAGAATGGTTATTCCGCAGTACCGGATACAGACAGATTCTTAATCGTACCTCCGGAATTTGAAACAGTATTAATTGCTGCAACAGGAGTCGCGCTACATGTACCAGCAGTATACGAGGATTTGGTAAAGAGAGGATTTATTACAGAACTTCAAGGATTTAAAGTATTCAAGTCCAATAGACTTTCAGGCAACAACACTGACGGATACTATGTACTTGCAGGACATTCAAACTGGATGACATTCGCAGAGAAAGTATTAGACGCAAGAATGGAAGAGGATATAATCGGAGACTTCGGAACAGCATATAAAGATCTATTTGTATACGGCGCAAAGGTTAAAGATATTGCACGCCATCAAGCAGCGCTCGGATGGTGGAAGTTTTAAAATAAAGTAGCTTAGTATACTTGGGAGCTTGGGAAAAGGGTCTCTCCCTGAATCCCATTTAAGCTCCCTTTTTTATTGGAGTAATATGACGACATTTGAAACAAAGTACGATTTACCAAGAGAAGACAGGGATGAACTCGCAAGAATCGAGAATATCGCTAGTGGTAACAGAACAACCGGAGAAACAAACTTTCTAACATATCGCTCACCATACAGAAAGAATAGGATTTTAAGGTGGGATACTGATCGTGTTACTAATCCTCAAAGCCCAAGAAATCACGCGTCAACTGAAGACATACTTGAAGCGGAGGGTGAGACACTTCCTACGGGTTATACCGGATTCAAACAAGGTGCGGTATTTTATTTGCTTTCTACTATCGGTGGTAATGCTTATGTTAATACCGGAGACAACGTTTATGCAAAATGGACAAGACCGATAGAGGCAGAGATAGCGTCCGTATCTGAATCGGAAAGCCCGTCAGCATCAGCTTCCGCAAGTAAATCTCTTTCGCCATCTAAGAGCGGTTCAAAGTCGCTTAGTCCTTCAGGATCGGGTTCTAAATCGTCAAGCGCCAGTGGAAGCAAGTCCGTTAGTCCTTCAATGTCGGGAAGTACCAGTGCATCAAAATCCGCCAGTCCTTCGGGAAGTGTGTCTGAAAGTCAATCAGGTTCAACCAGTCAAAGTCCTTCCGGGTCTTTGTCGCCCTCCAGTAGCGGATCTAAAAGCTCGTCTACTTCCGCAAGTCCTTCGGGATCTGGAAGCGCGTCAGTTTCAGTCTCTGAAAGTCGCAGCAATTCTCAGTCGCCAAGTCCTTCAAGCAGTAGATCCAAATCCGCTTCTAAGTCTTTGAGTCCTTCAGGATCGGCTAGTCCATCGGGTAGCGGTTCTAAATCAGGAAGCAAATCACCAAGCCCTTCAGGTTCGGTCAGCCCGTCAGGTAGCGCAAGTCCTTCATCTTCTCCGAGTTTCCCGCCTTGACATGAATTAATACAGGTGTGTAGTATGTGTGTATGAGGCGTATTAATATCTTCTTAGAGAAAGAACAAATTGACTTCTTAAACAAACTTCCCGGTACTTTAAGCGACAATGTCCGTCAGTTCGTCTCCAAATGTATAAGCGAAATCAAAACTAAAAGTGTAAGCGAATCCAAATCAAAGAAAGTGGGTGAAGAAAATGAATAAGAAATTAACTCCGATAGCAGATGCTGAAATTGTCGGTCAGCCAAGAACTATGTCATTTCCGGATGCTATGAGAATGATTAAGGAAGGCAAAAGTGTTACAAGGGTATCTTGGGGGAATAAAGACTATTGTTTATTAAAAGACGGTTGGCTGACGATTTTTACAAAGGATCAGTTTTTTGTCTGGAAAGTAAATGACGGTGACATTGAAGGGGAAGACTGGGTTATTACATTAACATGCCAGAATTAAGCGTTTGTATACCAAATAGGAATAGTCAATTCACAACCAAAACGATAGAAGATATTTTGAGAAATGCCGGAGTGGATGTAGAGGTAATTGTGAATGTAGACGAAGAGTGGCCCTCACCGTTACTTAAAGACGGTAGAGTTACTTATTTACACCCAAGCGAACCAATTGGGTTAAGACGTGGTGTAAACAGTTGCGTTTCCGTTGCAAGGGGTAAGTATATTATGAAATCCGATGATCATTGTGCGTTTGGTGAAAACTTTGGAAAGATACTTATTGAAAATCATTTAGAAGATAATTGGATACAAATTCCAAGAAGATATGCTTTAAACGCCGAAGAATGGAAAATAGAAGAAAGAACAGATAATAAATACCCTATTGATTATATGTATATTGATTTTCCGAGAAAAGGTAAAGACCATGACGATGGTATGCACGGAGTCCCGTGGAAAAGAGACCGCAAAGAAGAAATAGACGATACGCCCTCGATGCAGGGATCCTGTTACTTTATGACCAAGAATTACTTTGATAACGTATTACATGGATTAAGCGAAGAAGGATATGGACAATTTGCACAAGAAAGTCAGGAGTTGGGATTTAAAACGTGGTTGGGTGGGGGAGCTGTCAAAGTTAACAAGAAAACGTACTATTGCCATTTGCACAAGGGTAGTAGATACGGGAGAATGTATAAAATGCCGGGTGGAACGGTGGATGCGTCAAGTTGGAGTGCTGACCATTGGCTAAACAACAGAGAACCGGGAATGATACATAAATTTGAATGGTTCGTAGATACCAAATTCTCTAACATGCCCTCATGGCCTACAAACTGGAAAGAAGAAATAGAAAGGATGGAATGGATACATTAACTGAGTTGGCGATCAAATACAAAGCCGATAAGTGGGGGAAACACCACTACACACCTTTTTATTACAAAATGTTTCAAGATAAAAGGAAAAAGGTCAAGAAGGTTGTTGAAGTCGGCGCAGGAGAGGGTGCGAGTCTTTATATGTGGAGAGATTTCTTTCCGAAAGCCACGATATATAGTCCGGAAATAGAGTATGGAAGATTATTTGAAGAAGAAAGAATAAAAGTCATTAAATGTGACCAATCCAATCAGAGTGATTTATTTAGAGTTCTGAAAGAGTCGGGAACGGACATTGATTTGTTTGTTGATGATGGGTCGCATAAACCATTCGATCAGGTGTTTACATTCCTTAATGTATTTCCACACCTCGATAGTGGTGCTATTTATGTAATTGAGGATGTTGCAGATGCAAGGATCATGAATGATGTTGGTATAAGCGTCTCGAATCCATTAATAGTGAGATTGGGTAAGAGATATGACGATTGTTTAATTGTATTTAAAAAATGAATATAGCAATAGTTGGTACAGAACACATGGCACAATCCTTTTCCTACTGTATGGAAAGAATGGGTCACAAGATTACTTCTTTAGAAGAATGTGCCGTTTGCTGGATAGCCATTGATACTCCGATAAATAACGGAGTAGGTGATGTTACGCCGGTATTTGAAGCGGTTAAGAAAATAAAACTAAAAGAAAATGTTTTGGTTATTGTATCAAGTCAGGTTCCTGTCGGAACCTCAAGGGAATTGATGAAGATACTTGGAAATAACTATGCCTACATTCCCGAACATATGAGAATCGGAAGGGGTATCTTTGACTTCACAAATCTCACACAGATTACAGTAGGAATAGACGATGAAAAACTTAAACACACATTAATTGACATGTTTTACGACAAAACGGTTTTCTTTACGAGTATAGAGACCGCAGAGATGGTTAAACACGCTACAAATGCTTACTTAGCCACTACCGTATCACTAATCAACGATATTGCCGATATATGCGAAAAGGTTGGCGCCGATGTAATTGATGTTACAAAAGCCTTAAGGGCGGATTGGAGAATAGGTAAAGAAGCATACTTAGATGTATCTGTCGGATTTCGGGGCGGTCATTTTGACAGAGACATAAATTACTTACAGGAAGTTGCTAAGGATAAAGGCATTGAAACTCCGATACTAAATGCCGTTATGGAAAAAAATCACAAACGCAGAGACAAAATAGTTAGTAAACTAATTAATTTATGATACACATTGCTTTGATAGGTCTTGGCGGTATGGGGTCAAGGTGGGCTGGAGTAATATCCGGTAATACATCTCTTGATGCCGTTGTTGATTCGGGCATAAAGGGAACGCCTTCATTTAAAGATGTCCTAGATGACGATTATATAAACGCTGTAATTATTGCCGTTCCGCATAATAGTTTATATTGGATGACCAGAGATGCCTTAAAAGCGGGCAAGCACGTTCTTTGCGAAAAACCTGGCACGATAAATTCAAAAGAATTGAAGAAAAACATGCGCTTGGCAAAAAGAAAGAACCTTGTTTATAAGATCGGATACAATTACCGCTTCCATGATGCTTTTATCAAAGCCAGAGAATTTTTTAATGACGGAGTTATTGGGGATCTTGTTTTTATTAGAGCAAGACATGGGTTTGGCGGTAGGATTGGTTATGAAAGGGAATGGCGGATAAATGAAAAGATAGGCGGAGGAGGACACTTGCACGATCAGGGAGTACACATGATAGACATGGCAAAGTCTTTTATGGGTAAAATTAAAGACGTGAGGGGTTTCAGGTCAGATAATTATTGGAAATCCGGTACTGAAGACAATGCGTTTGTGTTACTTAAGGATCAGAATGGTGTAATGGCATCTATTCATAGCAGTTTGACACAATGGAAGCGTATGCACAGCTTTGAGATTTATGGCACTAAAGGTTACCTTTCAATAGAAGGGCTTGGAAAAAGGTATGGTGACGGTGAAAGATTGATAATTGGCAATCGTACAGGAGACGCAGAAAGAGAAATAGAATGTGATTCGGTTGCCGACCATTCACTAACGAAAGAATTAAACGAATTTGTTTCAGCGATACTTTTCAATACACCGGTTAGTCCGACACCTACCGAGTGTTGTGAGACATTAAGAATTGTGGAAAAGATATACAGAAAATCAAAAATATGAAAAATAATCGTGGTCGATTTAAGAAAGGGATTAGTCCTTGGAATAAGGGTAAAAGAGGTTCTCAGATTGCTTGGAATAAAAATCCAATCCTGAAAGTTTGTGAAATTTGTCAGAAGAATTTTTATGTTAATAAATTTAGAGAAAAGATTGCTCGTTTCTGTTCCATAAAATGTAAAGGTGAATGGCAGTCTCGTTATTTATCTGGTGAAAATAGTTATGGTTGGAGGGGTGGAATTAGCACTTACGAGAGAAAATTATGGTTTAATAGACAGAGAAGAATTAAAAAGTTAGGTAATGGTGGATTTCATACACAAGATGATTGGGATTTACTAAAAGCTCAATATAACTGGACTTGTCCAGCCTGCAAAAAATCAGAACCAGAAATAACTTTATCAGAAGATCATGTTATTCCTATCAGTAAGGGTGGGTCGGACAATATAGAAAATATCCAACCATTATGCAGGAGTTGCAACTCTAGAAAATACAATAGATTGGAGGGTAGATTATGCGTGCAGTAATTTTGGCTGCGGGTAAGGGATTAAGAATGTTGCCGTTGACTGCATTTACTCCAAAACCGCTACTTGAAGTAGGAGGAAAACCTATAATCTATCATGTTTTAAACGCACTTCCCCCGGAGATAGACGATATTATTATCGTAGTTAAATATCTCGGAGACAAAATAAAGAAACGCATAGGCAGATATTATAAAGGGATAAAGATAAAGTATGCTACAGGGTCGGATAAGGGAAACGCATACAGCTTTATGAATACCAAAAAATATCTCAAAGACGAAAGGTTTCTTCTTATTTATGGAGATGAAATACCAAATCCAGAGGATATTAAAAAGTGTTTATCAAGAGACTTAAGTATACTTACTTATGGGGATTCGATTAAAGACGGCGTAATGGTGTTAAATACGGATATTTTTGAATATTCTCCTTCTATTACGAAAAGTGAGTTTTTCAGTGTTATGGTGGATTACTTTAACATTTACCATTTTGTAGATCTAATCAAATCCGAGAACTTTATAGGAGAAATAAATACACCAAAGGATTTAGAAAGGGTAAGAATATGTCTAAAGTCTCTATAATCATTCCAAGTTGCAATGAGATAGCAACCACCAATGAAGGAGTAAATGTTCTTCAGAGGACGGTTCAGGATATTTATGAAAAGGCCACAGGAGATTTTGAAGTGATAGTTGGATTTAATGGTCCTCCATATCAAACATTTCCAAACTATCCGAATGTAAGAACGCTTGAACTTCCGGAGAATGTAGGATTAAAGACAATGGTAAACATTTTAGCAATTATGGCTAGAGGCAAGTATTTATATAAGTCCGATGCACATTGTATGTTCGGAGAAGGGTTTGATGAAATCTTACAAGAAGATATGCAGGATAATTGGGTCGTAACACCAAGATTTTATGTCTTAAATGCTAAAGAGTGGAAATGGCAAGACGAAAGGCACTATGATTACTTTTATTTATGTTGTCCATTTACCGATCCGAGAGGGTTTAGATTTAAAGCAGGTGGACATTGGCCTGAAAGAACCGCTGAAAGAGAAAGTATTTTAATAGACGAGACACCACAATTTCATGGAAGCGGTTGGTTTGTAAATAAAGACTACTTCTTAAACGATATAGGTGGATATATGACAAGAGATCCAATGGGACACGCGCAAGAACCTCCCTACATAGGTTTAAAAACATGGCTCGGTGGAGGGAAAGTAATGGTAAATAAAAAGACTTGGTATGCACACATGCATCAGGACGGTTCGGTCAAGGGTTATCGTTACACAAAAGAACAAGAAAAGGCGTCTTATGACATCTGGGCTAACTATTTTATGAGAAATAAGTGGGGAGAAAGAATACACGACATTGATTGGTTTATTGAAAAGTTTATGCCCATGCCTACATGGCCGGACAATTGGAAGGAGCTTTATGATAATCTCTAAAACACCGCTTAGAATAAGTTTTTTTGGAGGGAATACCGATTTTCGGGAATACTTCTTAAATTATGGAGGATTGGTTCTGTCAACAACAATAGACAAATACATTTATTGTATTGTTGTTAAGAGGTTTGACGATTTAATCATAGTAAATTACTCGCAAAAGGAAACCGTAACTAAGATTGACGACCTGAAGCATGATTTAGTAAGAGAATCGCTTAGATTACTTAATATAACAAAAGGAATAGAAATTACCTTCCTATCAGACATTCCTACGCAGGGAAGCGGTCTTGGTTCATCTGGTGCGGTCACAGTGGGTGTTTTGAATGCTCTGCACACTTATTTGGGTCAAAGTGTAAGTTCGCAACAATTAGCGGAGGAAGCTATAAAAATTGAGTTAGATATTTTAGGAAAACCGATAGGTGTTCAAGACCAACATATTGCAGTAATGGGTGGATTAAGAGCAATTTATTTTAATCAGTCGGGCAGGGTTATCGGTCAAAGGTTGGAAATGAACGAATCCGTGAAAGAGGATTTTAATAATAGCCTTATGTTGCTTTATACGGGAATAACCAG